TGCCCCTTGGCTTTTGGCCAGACTTTGATTTTTGTCTTTGTTGTTTTATGCTCATGATTTAAATCAGAACAAACGATCAGTAGAAATATGTGTTGGTAGTCTATGGTCGGCTAGCAGGGAATGGTGGAGTCGAACCACAACAGAGGTCAGCGAAGTCTTCGCCCTCCACCTAGGAGTACATTACCTACTTGGAGACGTCTCTCCAGTCAAGTCACCCATCATTCAGCGGCGTCCCGCCCGGGGGATGAGCACCCCGCGCATGCAAGTTATTGAGCGGTGAACAAGAGGCCAAGATCAACATCGTACAGTGTCTGTAACACAGGAGACACTAACATATACGGTAGATCATTGACGGCACGCTCAAGCTCCACCTTGAACGCCTCTTCATCCTCAAAAGTTAGCCCATACACCTCATAGAAACAATCCCAGGTGGCCTCGGTAACCATGTACTTTGCCGTCCCACGTAACCGATGCTTCAAATCAGAATCGATTATTGGAATTATCCCTTGTTTGATGCAGTATTCAATGCACACTTCCAAATACACTCGCAAAAATGGGACATGTAAACCGGTAGCATCGTAAGACAAGAGGCTGCCCATGAACAATTGCAGCCACAACTTATCTGATCTATTAGGTTTACTAAGCATCCATCCCATCTTAGACAGAACTCTTCCGGGTTTCTTTCCAATGGCATAGACAGTTTCACAATCAACTCCCAATGACTCCTGCTCAACAGCAGTGAGGTCATCATCATTGAATATAACTGTGCCAACAGGGAAGAATCTGCAAGAAACAAACTCAACTGCTGTAGGGTTCGTTAATGATTGGATTTTCAAAGAAAAACCCAGTGCACTAACGTAATCCGTCATGTTCCGTTCCCCGATTCGACTCCATGCCCTCCGTGTCATAATGGTGTAATTATCATCACCACTCACGGCACATGCATATGAGTCACCGAAGACACGGTGAGCATGGTAACAACCAGCAATAGCTTCCCCAGTTGTCTTGTTGTTACCAACAGTTGTGTCATTTGATCCAGACTGCCTACAATCTTCATAAGTGCTTCTACACCCACAACCAAACACGACTAGTTTGTGGCGTGCTTTCAAAATGGCTCGTCCTAAATCGTCACCAATGTGTGACACGAAGCCAAGTTGCCGGTACCATTCATGTTCGCGAGATTTGCAATCTTTCCCTTGTGTGACATCATATTTGCTGAAGTCAGTACCAATAAAAACACAGTTGTCAACGCCGCCAAGGCGCTCAACGTGGAATCTAAACCATTCATTAAATTCATTGGTAATGGCTCCAGAAGCAACCCAGATAGGGTTGTATATGTGCCAAACAAACTTCATGGCCTTACCATACTGGTAAAACCATAGTCCAGTTGCAACTTTCTCAAGCATAGAACACCCCTGTACAACTCTGGGGCGCTGACCAACAAAAGGGTCAGTTGTGATACCGATAAGCTTTTCTCTTTTCGTGAAGGCTTTGTAGTACAAATCCTTGAAATTCCAGTCTCCTTCGAGAATCCTCTTCCTCCAATCATGAATTTTCACCCTCTTCTGAGGTGGAAATCTAGATACCCAATCATTGTATGAAGGCTCAGCCCAAGTATCAGATTGACAAAACACATGCGGATTATAAGTCCGTATAGGCTCTGGCCCAGTTGGCCCTTGTATTAATGGTAGTAACCCGTCAACAAGATACGAATGAAATTCCCAAGCACCCAACTTCGGTGCTGGGACTTGACATAAAACTCGAGTCTTGAAGGCAACCTCGTAGTTCCACTGGGAACTAGAGTGCACAAAGGGTACAGCATTAGCAAAGACAATGCCAACTGGCCGTATTGAATCTGTGTGAGATTTATCACTCATCTCAACAATCTTGAACTTGGTCTTAGCTCTCATTGGGTAATCCAATGGGTTGATGACAGTGTTAAATGAGCGCAAGGCCTCATTCCGACATGGTGTCTCAACCAAAATGGACTCTCTCTCCAAATATGAACGTTTCCAAACATCCCATACTGCATACTTCTTGTCACGCTTGCGCCTCTTGAAAAGACGCCTTAGTGATAGAAGAATGATGCACAAGAGTATTACAATGCAAGCAGGAGCAACGGCTGGATTCCCACTGAACTCAAAACCGACATGCATAGAATACCCAACGTGGAATAACGAAACGATAGCATATTTACCAAGGTACGCAAAGAGGCAGACACCGGCAATGGCAAATAACACACCAAAAAGGTAGTTAGATGCTGCATGTATAGGTGTTCCAACTGCAATGGTGGGAACAGAGTCCCAAAGCATACCAAGAATCTCCCCAAGAGGTGAAAACCTAATGAGAAGGAAGATACCAATGATGCTAACGATGAAAAGAGCAAGCATATTCAGGCGAATTGCCCAAAAGGGAT